TATTCGATAACGCTAAAGCGAATCTGACTGCTGCAGTCGATACGATCCTTGCAGGTTTCTCCGTGAGTATTCCTGCAGGAATTATGTCTATCGTTGAGGTGGTAGGTAATCTCTTATCACAGGGATTATCCAATGCGATCACGATTGTAGGTAATGCAATCGGATTAAGTGATCAGTCAATTGCTACGATTAAAGCAACGGTAGTCAACGGATTCGAGAATATCTATGCATCCGTGGCCAATTCGCTGGAGGCGACGCTGAGCACTGCAACAGCGGTATTTGGGAACATTAAAAACGCTATTACAAATGCGATTAACGGTGCACGTACTGCAGTCACTACTGCAGTCGGCTCGATCAGAGCGGCCATGAATTTCAGCTGGTCACTGCCTAAGTTAAAGCTACCGCATCTGACGATCTCAGGCAGCTTCTCACTGACACCTCCAAGCGTGCCGAAATTCGGTATCCAATGGTATGCCGAAGGCGGCATTATGAATAGGCCGACAATGTTCGGTATGAATGGCATGGACGCCATGATCGGCGGTGAGGCAGGAGCTGAGGCAATTCTTCCACTGAATGCATTATGGGATCATCTTGAAACGATCATCTCATCGGCATTCAATAGTGTTGCAGATCTGATTATCGGCGGGCAGGATGCGTCTATCGTGTCACAGGCCGGCAAGTTGATCAATATGGACGACTTCAGTCTAGGCTCTATGGTTAACGAAAATAATGCACGAGCTGTGTATTATGACTTCTCCAACTTCCATTGGAATCCTCAGATTGACATGAGCGGTGACAATGAGAAGAGAGAGGATATTATGACTGAGCTGAGAGCACATGAGGCTGAGTTCTTCGACTGGCTCAACAGTTTCATCGCAATAAGGGAGGTATCGGAATACTAATATGAGTATGCGTGTTATCTCTTACAAGAAGTACTACACAAGGGAAGGAGATACTTTCGATAAATTGGCGTTATCTATGTATGGTGATGAGAAATTATCTCATTACATCATACGTTTCAATCCAGATTATGCAGATGTGCTGATATTCGGTGCAAATGTATATCTCCGGATTCCAGTTGTCGAAAATATTGAGCTTCCTGAAACACTGCCTCCATGGCGCAGAAGTGGAGGCGCAGTCACATGAGTGATATGAAGTTATATATCGACGGCGTGGACGTATACAACGACGTCCACGTCACGCATCTCAGCTATGAGATGCATGCCGAAAAACAAGCAGACTGCCTGACGATGCGATTCACTGACACAAAAGGCCTGTGGTCAAAATGGAATCCGCAGGAAGGTACACAGATCCGCTGGAAGTACGAGAATGCCGACAGTGGCCAGATGTTCGTCCATGAGGCGAAACCAGAGAATGGATTGTACACAATCAAGGCGTTATCGATTCCGCTATCCGCAAGGACGAAGAGATCAAAATCGTGGGAAGGCGTGCGATTCAAGCAGTTAGCCCAGGAGATCGCAACGAATAACGGACTAAGCGCACAATTTTATGGAGTCAGTGATCAGGTATATCCGGTGATGTTTCAGAAGGACGAATCCGATATGGCGTTCCTGTCAAGACTATGCACGTATGAGTGCTGCCAGTTTATTGTGTATAACAAAACACTGGTTGTGTACTCTGAGGCATATATGGAGTCGCAATCTGCAGACGAAGAGATTGAGATTAAGGAAGACGGAAAATTCACATACAACAATAACCGCACACGTATGTACGGCAGCTGTGAAGTGAAGTCCGGATCCTACTCCGGATCCTTCTCAGATCCTTCTCCTGCCACATCATCTGTATACCGTCCAGAAGGTGTCAGAGTATCGAATAATGCTGAGGCGGCGCGATTTGCTAAAGGATTATTGAGAGATCAAAACAAGTACGGCTGGACGGGTCAGGTATCGAAGAAATTGAAAACAGAATACGCTGCGTGCTCTGTGATGAAACTAAAAACGCCGAAGGCGGAGACATGGAATGGCAAGGTATTCGTCTACCGAGCGATCCATGATTATATGGCGAATAAGACCACCCTGTACTTCAGGGGTCTTGTGGAGGGCTACTGATGAGTGCTGGAAGAATCTGCAAGGGTACGATTGCATCGATTGACGGCGAGAAGTGCAGAGTGCAGCCATCTGATGCCAGCGAGATGCCTACGCCTGCGACGATTGTAATCCCCTGGCATTTGTTGGAAGATGCCGGAGAATTGGAGAAAGGTACAGAAGTGATCTACGCTGACTTCGATGATGGCACAGGCATACTGCTGGCGCGATCAGATGGTAAGTGGGGCGAGGCAATTCCTAAGCTGAAGATCGGAGGAATTGAATTCGCGGATCACGTACATGGCAATGTTGAGCGAGGCTCTTCTAATACTGGAAAGGCGAAGTGATAAGTTATGTCAACGATAGCACAATGGGGACCTAAGACATGGAAGGTCGACAGCAGTCAGATCCTCGCACTGGAAGGCCTGTCATTCAGTTATCAGCAGAAGGCTGATAACAACTCCACAACGGAAGATGATGAGCCTACGAATGAGAGAGGTACCGAATTATTCACGCTGTCATTCCAATCTGTATTGCATGCCAATGCAGGTGTGGATATCAGATCCGAAATTGAAAGCTGGGAACAGCTGGTCACTGAGGCATCGTATTTTTATCTTGAAGGCAAGCAGCTCGGACCTCTGATGCAGTTACGCAAGGTCGGAGTTAGTAACGTTAAGCTGGATGATCTCGGCAGATTGAGAGTAGCTACTCTCTCTTTCGAATTCAAGGAATACGATGAAGAGACATCTTCAGTGAAGATCACATCTGCGCTGGAGGTTGGATGCTCTAGTTCAGACAAAGCAATTAAGGCAGAGGCTAATACGACGCTGAATAATACAAGTGAGACACCACTTAAGGTCGGAGGATATGTGACTCTGACCGGTACAAATTATGCGACAGGTGAGAATATTCCTGGCTGGGTTAAGGACCGTACTCATAAGATTACGCAGATCAGCGGTAATCGTGTGCTGGTAGGCGGCGATGGCGGCATTAATTCATGGGTGAATCTTGATGAGGTATCGATGGTATGAAGAAGTCAGGAAATGGGAGACCGGAGACATGCGCGTATAACCTGCTCCGGACAATCAGAGGCGAAGTACCATTTGATCGGATCAGAGGTATCGATGGTACGCTGATCGATAAGCCGAAAGGATACGCGCGGGCGAGAGCTGATACTGAGTGGCTGATCCGCACGTATGAGCCTCGGATTTCGATTAAAGAAATTGATCTGCAGGGAACAGATCTACTCAACGGTGAGCTGATGCAAACTGTTGATGTTGAGCGAAAGGAGGATAGCTGATGGCTGAATTGAACTTCATTGATTACGATGCTAACACCATTGTAAATCAGGTCCTCACAGATTTGGAGAACGGCGTAGCTGAGCCGTTATATCCAGGCGACGAAAGAAGAATATTCGGTGAAGCACTTGCGCAGGTAATTGTCGCAGTATATAACTCTGTGAATGATGCCTGCCGGCAGAAGATGCTCCGATACGCCAGAGGTGACGTGCTGGATGCGATTGGTGAGAACAGAGATGTCGAGCGAATCGTGCCGGAGTACGCTGAGACTGTACTGAGATTCTCCGTCGACAGCTCCATTAAGGAAAATATTATTATTCCGAAAGGCGTACGTGCCACATCGGATTTCGTACGGTATTTTGCAACATCGAAAACTGCAGTATTGTATGCCGGATCCATGTATGTGGATGTCGAAGCTGTCGCCACAGAAGGTGGTGCATATTACAACAGTATCCCAATCGGAGAGATCTCAAATCTTGTGGATACGTCAGAGGCTCCTCTGATCGACAGTGTAACGAATTTAGAGGAGACACATGGCGGAGGCGATGAGGAAGAAGATGAGGCATACAGGGCAAGGATTAGAGAGTCTGAGAATAAGATTTCTACCGCCGGCACTGCTAAGGCATATCGATACTGGGGTATGTCATCTAACTCTCTCGTGTCTGATGTGGCGGTTGTCAGTGATGTCGAGACGTTAGAAGAAACGCTCACTGTATACGATGCGCACGCATTCAGAGGCGGAGATCGATTAGAAGCTAATACATTGGTCGTATACAAGAGCGACGGCACACAGGCGGCTACAGGATCTGATTACACATATACGTATGAGGATGATCTCCTTACGATTACATTGCTGGGAGATCTTGCCAGCTATGAGACGGTTGATATTAAGTTAAATCGCGATATGGCTGGCAGAGTGAAGATTATACCGATCTGCGCCGGTGGTGAGCTACCGGATGAGGATGTGCTGGAGGACGTATACAATGCGTGCTCTGCAGATGATGTGAAGCCTCTGACGGATATCGTCGAGGTGGAAGCGCCGAAGGTGCAGTACTATGATATCGATCTTGAATATTGGACGACGGCAGCCAA